GGGTGCAGTAATGGCTCGCACCAGCAAACCAGCAACCGACCTGTCGATCAGTGAAGGCACCGGCGAAAAGATGGACATCACTGTCGTCACAGCCATCATCGATCACAGTGCACACGTGAAAATCCCGGTCTCGGTATTCGAATACGAACTGCCGGTGCTGGAAGAGATCTTCGGCTCCGAGAACATTCAGGTGACCGGGGACGACGTGATCAGTGTTGATCGGTTCAATGCCGCCGAGGCGCACGCCGCGCTGATCCGCAAGTACCGTCAGAACGAGGCCGAAGTGCGCGCGGTGTACCGCGGCCCCAAGGCGCTGGCCAAGGAGTCGGACCTCCCCTACGAGCGTGGCGACGAGAACGCCTCGCGATTCACGCAGGCGGAGATCTACAAGGATGGCGTCAAGCAGGGACAGACCACCACCTCGCAGGCCGCTTCGCCGGCCGACACAGGTGCGGACAGCCCCGAAGATTGAGCGTTTTGTAACCGTTCGTGCCGAAACGGCCCGGCTGCAAGGTCGGGCCGTTTTTTTGAGGTGTGCAGATGACGTGGTCAAACGCTTTCGACATTGGCCCTTGCAACGTGACCGTTGACGTCGTAGGCGGATCGTCACACGTCTGGTCAGGCCTTCTCGCCAAGGGAGCATCCTCACCTCCCGTCACAGCGATAAATGGTGACGTTGTGCAGGCTTCGGTCACATCAGGTGGCGATGTCGTTCTCACTTGGCTAAGTGGCACCGGAGGTTCGCCGAGGATCGGTTACCAGCTTTCGGTTATCCCTACGTACAACATCGCATCCGTGGGATTGCGTGTGTCAGGCATATCCATGCCACAAGGCATATCCGGTGTTGCACAAGCATTTTCAAGCGAATCGGCACTCACTCAGGTGACCCTTTCATCTGCTGGTGGAAATGTCTGGACGCCGGACCCTGCGGACATTTCGTCTGAAACACCGCACGATGGGCTGTACATTTTTGAGGGAAGTGGCGTATGACGGCCATCATCATTCAGTTCACGCCACAGGTTGCCGAGGCAGTCGTTCCCGTCGCTCCTGATGAGACGATTGTGGTGACGCAGAACAGCGCGGGAAATATCATTTCCCCCGTCATCACACAGGGTGGCATCCCTGTTACACCCACCAGCCTGACGATCGATATGCCGCCAGTGAGTGGCATCGCCGTCGTCAGCGGCTTGACCATTCTTTACACGCCGAATGCCAACGTGATTGGCACCGACACGTTCACGTATCACGCCACCTATGCGGGCGTTGATTCAGCACCCGCTACCGTGTTCATCAACATCACGATGAACTACAACTGCGACTGCGACGATGCGTTCCCCACGTCCACCTTGGCGGCGCTCCGGCAACGGATGGTCGTGCGCCTTGGATACGCAGCGCTACTCACCTCGCCACCTGGTCTGAATCTTCTCATCAATGATTTCCTGTATCAGGCACAGGTGCTTCTGTATTGCAAGTACGACTGCTTCCGCACCGAGCGGTGGTTCACCTGGGCGATGCCACAGGGTCAGCGGTTCTACGACTTTGGAGCCAACTCCGACTTGTGCACGAAGGTCATGGACCCCCGCAAGGTGAAGTGGGTCGGAATCTCCAAGGGCGATACGGTGTGGACGGAGCTGATGTGCGGCATCAACCCGGTCTACTACCGTTCGATGCAGCAGGCCATCCCGCAGTTCTACGACATCCGCCAGTGCATCGAGGTGTGGCCGGCTCCCAACTCCGACGAATGGCAGCTACGCATCAAGGGCGACTTTGGGCTGCTGCCGTTCGTGGCCGATGGCGACGTTACCACGATCGACGCCGAGGCGGTGTTCCTGTTAGCGCTGGCCAATGCCAAGGCGCATTACGAGCAGCCCGACGCCGGCACCACGATGGCAATGGCGACCGGCCTGATTGCCGATCTGACCGCGGGCCAGCACTTCACGCGGCGTTACCTGCCGGGGGCCACGATCCTGCCCAACGCGGTGCCACCGAAGATGGTGCCGTAATGGCTGATCCGCAGGTCTTCCCGCTCGGCGGCTTCGTCACCGGCATCACGCGCCTACGCTACAAGGGTGGCGCCTCGCCGCAGTCGTTGTACGACCTGCAGAACGGCTACGTCGACCAATCCGGCATGCCGACCAACCGTCCCGGCACGACCTATAACGCCACGCTGACAGCCGGCACCAAGGGCTTGTGCGCCTTTCAGGGCAAGCTTCACGTGTTTGCGTTGACCGCGATCAGCGTGCCCACCGGCTACGCGCTGGACATCCTGATTCATCCCAACCCGGCGTTCGCTGGCACGCTCGACCACATCTACTTCGCCAAGCCGTTTCTCGGCTTCCTGTACGTGGTGGCTGGCTTCAGCGATGGCAGCGTGTACCACTACTGGCTGCAGTCGGTCGGCGCATGGAAGGCGAACACCATCTACCAAGCCAATCAGAACGTGCAGCCAACCGTAGCCAACGGCTTCCTGTACACGCCGTCCAGCGTTTCCAATCCGGTGGCCTGGGCGCCGAACGTGCTGACATCGGTCGGCGCAGTGGTGCAGCCCACGGTCTACAACGGATTTCAGTACACCTGCATCGAGGCCGACGGGGCCAATCCGTCGACCGGATCGATCGAGCCCGTGTGGATCGCCGCCAATGGCGCCACCGTGAACGACATCAACGACAATGCCGCTACGCCGGGTGCGCCGACCACGACGCCATCCACCGGGTCGCCGGCCGGCAGCCGCTACGACAACCTGCCAGGGGTCAAGGGCGTATGAGCATCCCTGTCTGGCAGGCCGGCACCACCTACGCACCAGGTGCGATCGTCGTCCCGTCGTCAGCACCGCCCGTCACGTTATCGCCGCCGACCAACGGTGATTTCGAAACTGGAACCCTATCGGGGTGGACTACCGCCAGTCCGTCGATGTGGTCGGTGACAAGTGATGCCTATGCCGGAGCGCACTCCGCGCAAGCCATCGGCGGCGGCAGCTCCGATCTGGAAAACACCTTGCATGCGCCGGTCACTCCGGGCATGCAGATCACTGCCACATGCATGATCAAGTTGACCAATGTTTCCGTGGACGATCAGGGTGCACAGGTCAACATCATCTGGCTCAACTCAGGCAGCGGCGTGATCAGCACGTCGAACGGCAATCTGATCTTCGGCCAGGGCGGATCGTGGAAGCAATCGACGTGCACGGACATTGCGCCGGCCGGCGCCGCCTACGCGCTCATCAGCTTGGGCGTCAACACCGGAAGCCACGGCGGCCACGTCAATTTCGACCAAGTATCGTGGAGCTACGCCTTTCAAGCGTTGCCGGCCGGCATCGTGTTCAAGGCGACACAGGCCGCTCCCGGCAAGAGCGGGTCCAGCGAGCCGGTGTGGCCAGGCGTTGCCGGCACGGTGGTCGACAACCAGGTCACATGGCTGGGTGAGTACGCGACGCGGATCGTCTGGCAGGCGTCCCCGATTCTCCAATCCGGCGGCACCGAGCCCACCTGGCCCACCGTGACCGGCGGCATGGTGCGAGACGGGACGATCGACTGGACGGCGCGTACGGCGCAGATCATCGACCCCAATTGCCCGCAGTCCAAGATCGTCGCGATTGGCGCCGGCAAGGTGTTCGCTGCGGACAATGACATCGTGCGGTATTGCTCGACGGTCAACCCGCTTGACTGGACGGCCACGAACGACGCCGGCTACCTGCCGACTGGACTGCAGACCTACGGATCGAATCCGGCCGCCGCGATGGGTCTGTACCGCTCCAACCTGGTGGTGTACAACGCCGAGGGCTTCCAGATGTGGCAGCTGGACCCTGACCCGGCCAACATCGCGCTACTCGACGCGCTGCCGGTGGCCAGCACGCACAATCCGGCCCTGGCGCCTACCTCAAACGACCTGTTCTTCCTGTCCTCGCAGGGCGTGCGAAGCATGGGCATCTCGTCGGCGGGTGTGAACCTGGAAGCGGGCGATGTTGGCATGCCGGTCGATGCGCTGATCAAGCCGGCGCTCGCTGCGGCCATCGCTTCCGGCATCGAACCGATAGGCACCTACGTTCCCGCGATGGGCCAATACTGGTTGTCGTTCGCGAACTATCCGACCAACGGCAACTCGCAGGTGTTCGTGTATTCGATCAATGTGCCGAATGCGCCGGGCAAGTGGAGCTACTACAACTTTCCTCTGGCGATCACCGACTTCACCCAGCTCAACGAAAAGCTATACGTTCGCGGTGGCGATGATGTACTGCTGGTAGACGACACGGTGCTGTACGACTACGTCGGTCGATCCTCCGGCGCTGGCGGACAGGTCGATGTCGTCGGCGTGGTGCAGACGCCGTATATCGACTTGGGCTCGCCGGGCGTCGAGAAAATGTTGGTCGGCTTCGACTCGGTCAACCTAGGCACGCCATCGGTGCAGATCGGTTACGACGAATTCAATCTGTCGAATCTCACCGTGGGCTTCACGATTCCAGCCGACACCATCCCCGGCATGATCATTCCGCTGCCGATCGCCTCGCCGTCCTTCAGCCTGAAACTTACCTTCCCAGCCGGCGCGCCGTGGAAGATGATGTCGGCCAACTTCTACACGATGCGGTTCCGGGTGGGCGCATGATCTTTCCCAACAATCCCCCGTCGAACATCATGAAGGCGCTGAACTGGCACATGCAGTACATCGCCGAGCGCATGCGGCCCGACGAGATCCAGCACTGGCTCGCCGTCAGCGGCGCTCCGTCGTACGACCCGGAGGTCGCGGCGGCCGGCTTTATCGCCACCCCGGGACTGAAGTTCAGCGTGCTGCACACCGATGGCAACCCGGCCATTGTCGGCGGCTTCCACGAGGTCAGTGCGGGTTGCTGGGACGGCTGGATGATCGGCACGCTGGTCGGTTGGGAGGAATGCTGGCGCTCGATCACCAAAGGGTCGCGCTGGCTGATCGACGAACTGTTCGCCAGCGGCGCGCGGCGCGTATGCATAAGCACCATTGCTGAGCGTACCGAGGCATGCATGTGGTATGTCGATGGGCTGGGTCTGCAATGGGAAGGCACCCATCGCCGGGCCGGCGCGCATGGCGAAGACATCGTGTTCTATTCACGCATCACAGAGGATCGGACATGAGCGGCGGATCAAACGACGCATCCAAGCAGGCCGCTGCCAACCAGGCACAGCAGCAGGCGAATATCCAGGCGGCCACGACGCAGATCGGGAGCATCTTCAACAACCCGGCACGGCAGCAGGAATACAAGGATCTCAACACCGCCACCACCGGCTATTACACCGACCAGCTCAATCAGCAGCAGGACAAGGCGAATCGCAACCTGAAATTCGCGCAGGCACGCGGTGGCCAGACGGGCGGCTCCGTGGCGACGGATCAGGCCACGCAGTCCGGCAAAGATTACTTGGCCGGCGTACTCAAGGCGAAGAATCTCGGCGCGGCGGCGGCAGCGAACCTGCAGGGGCAGGACTCGACGGAGCAGGCCAATCTCACTGCGGCGGCGCAGGGCGGCCTGTCGGCCACTGATGCCGCCTCTCAGGCCGCCTCCGCGATGAAGGGTAGCCTTGACTCCGCGCAAGCGACCTCGACCGCCAACGCGTTTGGCGATGCCTTCGGCGACTTCGCCGGCGTCTACCAGAAGTCGCAGGATGCGGCCCAGCTGCGCAACGGTATGCTGTACTCGTACAACACCGTCTATCAGCCGGGCTTCGGCTACGGCGGCAACACCGGAGCGCCACGCTGATGAATGTCATGAGTCTCGCGCCGGTCAAGAAAGCCATCGAGCTGCAGCGCGCGATCGAGCGCATACCGCATCATCTGGTGCGGGCCGACTTTCCGCTGCTGCACCATTTCTCCAAGGGCGTGTATGCGCGCTCGCTGCTGATCCCGGCCGGTCACGTCATCGTCGGCCATCGTCACGCCACCGAGCATCTTCTGATCATGTCAGTCGGCGACGTTGACATCACCACCGACGAAGGCATGCAGCATCTGGTCGGCTTCAACGTGATCAACACGAAACCCGGCATCAAGCGGGCGATCTACGCGCATGCCGACACCATCCTGACCACCATCCACGTCACCGATGAAAACGATCCCGACATCATCGGTGCACACATCCTGATGCCTGAGCCGCAGGAAGCCATTGAAGGGGACACGCCATGACATGGGTCGCCGTCGGCCTCACCGTCCTCGCTGCGGCGGGCACGATGTACAACAACCAGCAGGTAGCGAACCGGCAGGATTCGACACTGGCTGCTAGCCTGCGCCAGCAGGGCATGCTGCAGCAGCAGCAGAATGCCAAGACCAGCCAGCTGATCCAGAAAACGTCGGAATCCAACCCGGCGACAGCCAAGGCCGATCTGCTGGGCCAGTTCACGCAGGCGATGCAGCAGAACAAGAGCCGGGCGACCAACCCTCTGAATCAGGCTGGCGCGGTCAGCAGCGCCTACACGAAGGCCGCTAATGATGCCGCCACCGGCATCAGTGCCTACGGTGCGGACCAGGCCGGATTGTTGTCCTCGATCGATGCGCCCGGGCTGCAGCGCCAGCAGGAGGCCGAGAACCTGCAGCAGTACGCCACCGGCCTCAACCAGACGAAACAGCAGTCCGCCTCCGATCAATTCCTGGCGCAGATGAAGCTCAATAGCATCAAGCCCAATCCGTGGATTGGCGGGGTGACCGACGCGATGCGCTCGTACGCGATGGCGAAGGCGGGCGGAACAGGCGGAAGCACTGGCACGGGAACCGCACTGCCTACCACCGACGGCGCCGGCCCAGCGTCAGGTGCAGCGGCTCCGGGCTTCGGCTCGCTCTACAATTACGCGCCGGTCTACGGACAGTGAGGACACCATGAGCGGATTCAGCGAACTCGGCGCCGCCCTCGGCGGACTCGACCAGAGCGGCACCAACGCCTACCAGACCGGCATGCTGCGTGGCGCGCAGGGAGCCGACCTGCTCGAGCAGGCCCGCCAGCGGCGCAACAAGAACCTGGCGATGGCGGCGATCACGCCGGACAAGATTCAGGCTGCCTTGTCCAATCCACAGGGACAGGAAGCCTCTGACCTGGCCGCCGCACTCGTACAGGCCGGCGAGAATCCCGAGCAGTTGGCGAACTACGGAAAGACCATGCAAGGCACCGGTGAACGCGGCCAGCTGTGGACGGCGGCAACCCAGCCCGGCGCGACGGTCACCAGCTTGAACCCGATGCTGGCGGCACTGGCCGGAAAGCCGGTGGCCGTGACCGACGTGGAAGGCAATACACTGATCAACAAGTACGTCGACCCGAATCAGGAGGCTGCGGTCGGCGGAAACGTGCCTACTGCGGTGGGTCAGTCCGATATCACAGCAGCCCTGGCGCGTGCAGGTGCATCAAACGCCTCGGCGGCCCGCCAGTACGCCGGCATCGGTGCGGACAAGGCCGCAAACTACGAACTGGTGGATGATGGCAGTGGTAATTTGGTGTCCGTCAACAAGATGACGCAGCAAGCCATGCCAGTCATGTCAACGGATGGTGTGGCCTTCAAGGGAAGCAAGAGTGGTGGGAAAACGGTTACCCCCACATCGCCCACGACGAATGATCTGGCAATCGTCGGCGCGCTGAATAGGCAGGGTGTCGTTGACCCTGCGAAAGCGCAGCAGTTCGTACTGTGGCAGGCTCAGCAGGTCGAGAAAGACCCGCGTATGGCGAACTCAGCCTATGCAGCGCAGAAGTATGTTGCGCATCTTGGCGGCATGGCGTCATCCGTTCCGGCATCCATCGGGCAGGCATTATCGTCGGCATTCCCTGGTGTACTTGGGCCGTCCATTCCTGATAGCGGCACCACTTCAGCATCCGCTCCCGCACCCTATGCAACGCCCGTCCCTGCCTCGATGGCTGAGGCGTTGAATAGCGCCGCGACCACGAAGCCGATTCCGGGAAAGGTCAACGCTTCGGGCGACTACACGCCGCCTACCAAGACTGTTGTGCGCACCGGCAAGCAGAACGGTCGCAAGGTCGTGCAGTACTCGGACGGGACGATCGACTATGCCGATTGATCCGAGCCAAGTGCAATGGGACGACGCGTCACCGACCACGACGCAAGGCATCAACCCAGCGACCGTGCAGTGGGATAGCACACCGGAACCTTCCAAGGTCGGCGCATCCTCTGATATCGGATCACTGGCGCAGGCCGCGTTTAAGGATGCCGCAAGCCATGCGACTCCGGCGCAACTGAATGACCCTAGATTCGGCATTGGCTTGGCGCGCTCGATCGGCCAGAAAATGGGCATCAACCCCGAAGATGTGCTGCCTCAACCATCTTCCGCACCGGCATACACGGAATCAGGCGCTCCGGCCGCCGCTGCCGCCTTCATGCAGGGATTCGCCAAGCCATTGGCACACGAAGCTGCCATCCCGGTCGGCTTGGTAGGTGGCATCGCTTCACGCCTTGGCAACGACTCCCTGTTCAAAACCTATGACCAGATGACGGGTGATTCTGGGAGCGCAGACATCGCGAAAAGTCCTGTAGCCGGCCAGCTGGGCCAGCTTGGCGGAAGTCTTGCCGGATTCGCGTTGGCGCCGAGCATCGGCGGCGCATCGGACATTGCCTTGGTCAGCAAGCTGGCGCAGAGCGGCGCGGCTGGACAGAAGCTTGCTCCGGTTGTGGCACATATCTTGGAGAACGCCCCAGGCGCGCTGGCGGCAGGCGGCCTGCCACAAGGCAGCGAGGCTGCGCAGAAGACCTTGCAACAGGGTGGGACGCTGGGGCAGGCAGTGGGTGAGGGTTTGGCTGGTACTGGCCTCGGGTCGGCGCAGTTCCTCGTGCCGACCTCACTGGAAGGCAACGCACTAGTACGCGGAGCCTCTGGCTTCGGCATCCAGCAGGCATTGAATCAAGCGCAGCAACAGGCGCAGCATGCGATCGCGCCGGATGTGTTCCAGTCTGCGCAGGCCCCCGACTTGAGCAACCCCATGACCTACCTTGGCGCTGCACTTGGGCTCGCTGGTGGTCATGGTGATGTCACTCCGTTTGCCGAACCGGGTATCGGAAAAGTGGCTGGCGACGTGCAGGCGCCTGGAACGGCCGAGCCACCCGGGCCGCGTGCGCTTCCGCCGCCCGACTCTGCGCCACCGACCTCCACCGCACCGAAAGCTCCAGTCGCTCCGCCAGTCACTGACCTTCCCACGGCTGCCGGTGCATTCATTGCCGACCCGAAAGCCGCGCTGACCGCGCTCGATCCGGTGGTGCTGCACCAGGTTGCCAGCGATGCCGGCTTCACGATCCGCCCCGGCACCGCCCCGGCGACCATCGTCGACACCATGATGGGCAAAGGTACGCCGTTCCTGCACTCGGACGTATTGCCGGAGTACATGGCGGCGCTGCAGGAGCATGGATTGCCCTACGCGGTCTCCGCGCCGCTCGCTGGATCGCCTCCGACGCCCACGCCGGCACCACCGGAGCCACAAGACTTCGCGCAAGCGCTGAAGGCAGGGAATTCGCCCGTTGCCGTGGACACCGCCGGCACCGCCTACACGCCGCAGCAGGGCGCATCGGAACTTGGGCAGGCCATCGGCAACCGTCCGCCAGCAGCACCGGCGTTGCCGGCGCCGGTGACGACGGTCGATAAGGCCGGCACTGCGATGACATCGGCCGACTTCTTGACCAAGACGCGCGCGGCGCAGCAGGAAGCTGAATCGCTGCAGAGTGCCGTGCTGCACCGCCAGAATCTCGGCATCACACCGGACATCGAGCGCACGCAAGGTCCGCGCTGGGATGCGCAGCGCAACGCGGAAGCCGCGGGTGGTAGCGAGCTGGCGACGCAGCGCGAAGACGATTCCCCGCCGTGGTGGCTGGCCGGCCAGCAGGCCGATGAGGAAGCGACCGCGGCACGAGCAGCGCAGAACGCCACGAAGCTGCAGACCGCCATCCATGCGCCTGGGCCGGCGAATGCGCCGATGCACCCGTGGACGCCGATCGACGCAAACGTGGACGTGCCCTACGCCGGCGGCCAGTCCAAGGACTTGAGCAAGGCCTTCATCGACCGTCGCATCCCGCAAACGATGGAGATCGCCGGCAAGACGATCGACGTGCACGAGGCGATCGGTCTGCACGAGAACATCGAATCCTCGTTGATCCACAACACGAAGGTGTGGAAGCCAGCCGAATTGGATGCGCTGGCGCAGCGGGTTGGACTGCAGTCCGCGCAGGACTTCCCCGCGCTGGTGCGCGAAAAACTCTATGCCGGCAAGGCGCTGTCCTACGTGCAGGGCCACAACATCGCCACCAAGGGCGAGAATCACCTTGTTGCGACCAAGTACGGCGTGCCGGCCGCGAAGTACCAGATGGGCCTGCAGTCATCGATCAAGGCCGCTCTGAAGCATGGCACTGGCGCGGCGAATGTCCCCACCGAGCTGGATACCAAGCCGTACGACAACATGGGCGAGTCGCACCTGGTGCCGCAGCAGGATGATGCCTACCAGCAGCATCTGACCGAACTGGCCGGCGAGCGCCAGGCCATGTCCGGCGACGACCGCGCCCGCGCCGCTGCGTTTCTGACCGAGGCCGGCGTACCGCAGGCCGATCATGACGAAGCGATAGCGCTGATCCAACTGGCCGACCGCGCCTACGATGCCGGCGCCGAGCCGCGCGATATCCTCACTGACCCCGCCATGTCACCCTCGGCCAAGGCGCGCGCGCTCTATGACCTGGCCGCCAAGCAGGAGACACTCCGTGCTGAACCTTCACGTAGCGCACCACGCCTTGAAGCTGGCGATGGATCGGAGACTCAAGGGCTTACCCGCCCTCGTGCCGCAAACGATCAAGCCCTCGGTCAAGCTGCCGCAACCGAACCGGGTCGAGGAGTTCCCGAAGCGGCCCATCAAGTAGGCCGGCCGTCTCGAGTTGAGGAAGGCGTATCAGAGCCCGCAGATGGAGGCGTTGCCGGCCGCCGTACCGACTGGACGCCGGCACTGGAAAAGGCCAGTGATGCCGCGGTCGACTCGCTGGTGGAGCGTTACCGCGGATCTACGCTGGCCGATTCCATCGCCAAGGAGTTCAAGGAACACCAGGGCGCGGCGCTGATCGGTCAGGCGATAAAGAGCCATCAGGATTTGGCGGCATTGGCCAGAATCTACCGCAGTCCGGTCATCGAGACGGCGCGTTACATGTTCGTCGATGCGGATGGCACCGTGCTGGGTGAGACGGCCGTCAGCTCGCGTAAGGCCGGATCTTCGATCATCTTTCCGGTGGGTGAGGATGACGGCGCTGCATGGCTCATCAAGGCGGCACCTGAAGGGACGACGGGCGTGTGGATGGTGCATAACCACCCCAGCGGCAATCCGAAGCCATCCAGCCCTGACCTTGAGGCCACCGGGTCACTAGGCATCCAGTTGGGGGATACCTCGCGCGCACCGAAACTGCTCGGACATGTCGTGCTGGATCACGATACGTTCGGCCAGATCAACGCATCGGGCGAGGATATGGGGATCGGGAAACTTCCGATGAAGGGATCCGATCCGCTGCGTGATCGACGCGGTGCTGATTTGTTCGACGTGAAGATGACATCGCCGGCGTTCGCCGCCAGCACCGGCAAGCATATCGCCGATATGACGCCAAAAGACTCGACCGCTGTCGTCATCATGGGCGCTCAAGGTGAAGTCGTGTCGGTGCACACCTTCCCGAACGAAGTACTTGCTGGCCCGCGCGGCGGCGCGCTGTTGTCGCGATTGGCCGCCAAGAAAGGTGGTTTGGGGATTGGCATCGTCACCAGAACCGATACCTTCGCCCAATTCCGCACCAAGTTCGACGACGCGAGCAATCGCAGTCTGCTGTACGACGCTGTGGTGGTCACGCCGAACGGCAAGGCTATCCAGCTGGGCAACCATCCCGAATTGATGCCAAAGCGCAGCCTGCTCGGCAAGCAATCATCCGGCGCGGTACAGAGCGGCAATTCGGGCGTGAAGGTGTACGAGGGTGCGCAGGAGCCGGCTCCGATCAGTCTGACGATGGTGAAGGAAGCGCTGCGCAACCGGGGCATGTCGGAAGAGTCGATCGCCGGCATGAGTCGCGCCGAGCTTCGTGCCGAGCAGGCCAGCCTGCGCGCCCGCTCCGAGCCCACACCGGAACAGAAGGACACTGGCGTCAAGAACGCGACCAAGGAAGAAGAGCGCGCGATGAAGGGAAAGGCGGCGGTCGAGCATGATCTGTCGACCAGCAACCCGGCGCAGTACGCCACTGCGAAGGCACGCTTTGATGCCGACCCGCATGCCGGCCAGATCCTCGCCGCCAAGGTGATCAGCGACAAGAAGGCGATCACGCCGGAGGATTCGATCCTGCTGGGCCTGGATGCTATGCGGATCATCAATGCACGCCAAACCGCCTACGAACAAGCGGAGAAGGCGCTGGACCGCGGCGACGAGGCTACCCGGGTTGCTTCGCTGTCGCTGATTCACCAGCTGGATGGCCAGATGGAAGCCAACGACATGGCGTCGCGCTATGCCGGCGTGCGGGCCGGTCAGGCACTGCAGGCGCGCAAGGTGATGATCGCGCAAGACTACTCAATGGCGCGCATGGTGCTGCGTGCGAAGGTGGCCAAAGGTGCCGACCTAACTGCCGCCGAGCGCACCAAGCTGGAGGCTGCAGCAAACGCCATCGCGCAGCGCACCAAGGAACTGGACGCGCGAGAGGCTAAGCTACGCGCCATGGAAGCCGAGGCTAGGCCAGTGGCGGCGAAGCGGGCCGCAAAGGTGAAATTCGATGACCTGGTGAACCAGTTGAAGGCGATCGCGGAGAAAGACCACATGAAACCCGGATGCGTGTCATGAGTTGCGAGCCGACCGACGAAGTTCGCCGCATCATCCGAGCCATGGCGCGCGCCAAGGTCGAGGAAGGGTTCACCGACGCCAATGCGATCGTGGACGAGATCCATGCGGCCATCAATGACCACACCCCACTGTGGAAGAACGAGATCGCCGACATCATTACCGGCATCGGCCAGCCCAAGCGAAAGGCGACGCAGACCGAGTTGCAGGAACGCCTGAATCAGCTCAAGCGCGACCTGAAGGCCACCTATCACCCGAAGCCGGCCGCCAAGACCCCGGATGAGAAGGCGAACGCGGCGCAGCAGACGCGCCTGCGCAACCAGATCGCCGATCTGCAAGGACAGATCAACCGCAAGGACTTCAGTAAGCCCGAAAAGCGCGCGCTGGCCTACGACACGACGACACAGAAGCTGCAGCTCGACCTGGCTGCCGCCAAGCGCGAGGCGGACAAACTGATGGCGAAGATCCAGCGCGCCAACCGGACACCGCTGCGGAAGACAGTCGATACGATGGCCGAGCTGTACCGTGCGTCGATCCTGTCGGGCTACACGGTGTTCGAACATCTGGCCGGAGCCTCGGTAGGGCGTCTGATTTCGTCGCCCTTGGAGCAGCTGGCCGGCGAGATATTGCATCACGTGCCGGGACTGCGCGGGATATCGGAAAGGGCGCCTACCGAGGGCGGCGGCTTCCAAGGTCGTGCGCTCGCGGAAGGCTACAAGGCCATCGGAGCCGCGGAAACACGCAAGGCGATGGTCGACAAGGTGGTGCGCGGCTACAGCGACCGCCAAGCGATGTACGACAAGCATGCCGACTACGACGGGGCCTTCCTCAGTGTCGTTGGTCATCTGCACGACACGATCAAGACGCCGGTGGAGCAGTTCGCGTTTTACAAGGCACTGACCACGATCAACGGCCAGATGCGAAAGCAACTCGCGCGCGATGGAAAGTCACCGGATGAGATCGACGCCGAACTCGCCAACGAGTACACCCAGTCCCGCAATGGTGCGCTGGCATATGCGTATTCCAAGGCGGCCAAATTGCAGGGCGACAACTGGCTCGCTGACGTGATCCAAGGCGCCATCCGCAACATCAGCAGCAAGGGCGCGCATGGCGCGGTGGCCGGCGGCTTGCTGAAGCTCACCATGCCGATCATTCGCATACCGACCAACTTCGCCAAGGAAACGGCCGAGTACGCGACCGGCTTCGCCAATGCGCTGGCCACCGCGATTTATCACCACGGCGAGGATTTCACACCGGAAATCAACGACAACATCATGCGCAACCTCAAGAAGGGTCTGGTCGGCGCAGCGTTGGCACCGCTGTTCTGGATTCTTTACACCGAGATGGGCGCGCTGTGGGATGAACAGCGCAAGAAGAAGGCCGGCGAGCCCGAGTACGGCGACATCCGCACGCCGCTGGGAACGATCAATCATCACCTGCTGCACATTCCGCTGGTCGAGTTCGGCCAAGCCGTTGCGCTGGCCCGCCGCGTATGGGAACAGCAGAACGGCAAGTTGGACAAGAAGACCGGCCAATTGAAGAGTGCGGATCAGGCGGCCGGTGATGCAGCGATTCATGCAGCGGTCGACGTGGGCCGCACATTGCCTTTCGCGCAGGCATCGAAGGACTTCATCGACGGCATGCGTGACGCGTCAAGCCTTGGCGATTACACCGGCCGCATCGCTTCGGGTTTCGTGCCACAGATCGTCCAGCAGATTGCGCGCGGCAACGATCCCGACCAGGCCCCGCGCAAGCCGCACGGTTTCGTTGAGCAGATTGAGCAGGGCATCCCTGGCCTTCGTGAAAACGTCGCGCATAAGCCACTCAAAGGCATGACCCTGGACGCCAAGCTCGACCTATACGATAAGATGGGTGCCAGTGAGCGGGAGAAGAGTGACATCGTGGATTCGATCATGACCACGGCCGGACACGAACGCGGCCGCCTCACGGATGAGCAGATCAAGCGTCTGGATGCCATCCAATGACCAAGGCAAGTGTTCCCGTCTTCCGCAACATGCTCAAGTCCGTCGTGGTCGATACCGAAGCGACCAAAGGGGCGCAGGTTGGCATAAACTTGCTCGACCCGAGCGGCAAGTTGGTCAACTGGTCGGACATCCTTAATCCGAAGACAACGACGGGATCGACGCTTAACTCCACCGATGACCTGCAGGAAGGTCAGTGGAATCTGTACTTCACCAACAAGCGCGCGCAGGACGCTGTTGGTGGCATTCTGGTAAACACGCCAGATATCAACCTTGCCTACGCGCCTGGCGTACCCAGCATCAGCGCCATGCTTGTGCATCTCACAGCCATTGCGCTCACCAACCTCACCTATCCGATGGTGGTGGCCGTCGATGGCGCAGGAAACGCCTACTATCCAGACCTGACCAATCCAGTGGATGTCTCGCGCATCGTTGGCGTCACCATGAATTCGGCGTTGGCTGGCGCAACGGTTCAGATCGTCACATCAAGGAATTTCACCGAAATCGCGTGGAGCTGGTCACCTGGCCGCATCTATTGCGCGGTGACCGGTGGCGGACTCACGCAAACTGCACCGACTACGGGAGCCGTCGTTGAAGTCGCTCGCGTCATCACTCCCACATCCATCCGCGTCGGCATTCAGCCGGCTATCTTGAGGTAACGACCATGGCAGGCAACAAGTATCTCGCGCTCGACGGAACCACCAATCTTCCCAAGGAGATTGCTGGACTACAAACTAGTGCTGGCGTGGGCAGTGCGGGCTCTATCCCTGCGCTGAATGGCTCCGGCGTCATCGATGCGACCATGATGCCGCCAGGCGTTGCGGTGAATGCACAGTCCTTCCCCACCTCGGAGAATCTGGCTGCCGGTGCGCTGGTGAATATCTTCAACTCCACCGGGACGCCGACGGCGCGCAACGCGAATGCAACCGACGCGACCAAGCCAGCGCAAGGTGTCGTGATCGCATCAAGTACCTCGCCGGCGGCCAACACCGTTTATTTCCCTGGTGCGCTAATCACCGGCCTTTCTGGACTGACGATCGGTACACCGGTTTTCCTGTCCGCCAGCACTCCGGGAGGCGCGACAAGCACAGCCCCATCAGCAGCCGGAAATCTGGTACAGCAAGTGGGCTCAGCGATGAGCGCCACCGAGCTTCTGTTCTTTCCGATGGCCGGCATCATTCATGGGTGATGCATGACTAACCGGACACCGCTCATTCGAGACGCGACGACGAATCTCCCTTCGGAGCTTCGTTCGGGAGATACGATTGCCTTTAGTAATTTAGGATCCCTACCGACGACGCTTGCCGGCTATGGCATCACGGATGCGCTCGCTACGATCACGCCAGCAGGCTACATTGACGGTCTGAAGATGGTGTGGAACAGCGCGACTTCGATCAGCGTGACGAGCGGAACATGCTACATCCAAGGATCGAGTGCAGTTATCTCGTTTCCATCCCTATTAACACTTTCTAGCCTGAGTCTATCTGCCTCGACGTTCTATCATTTATATGGTTACCTGAATTCTGGCACTCCATCGATCGAATTGGTGACGACAGCACCAGCAGCAGCGTATAGCGGTACAGCACGATCAAAGACGGGCGATACGTCACGACGCTATTTAGGAAGCGTTTTGACTGACGCAAGCAATAATGTATTCCCGTTTTCTATAGCAAACGGGAAGTTTATGTATCTTGGAGCTGGTAATGCTGTCTTCACAGTATTGACAAGTGGAAGCGCGACATCTTCTACTTCCATTTCACTATCTGGTGCAATTCCTATAACAGCGGCTTCAGCGACAGGAAGGTTAGCGAATAATTCAACGACAGTGAATTTCAGTATTCAGCAAACAGTTGGAGGAAATAATTTCGTTTCCATACCTTCTATTGTCTCCGGTTCCGGCCCTCCGATTACCGTCGATTTCCCCGTATCTAGTCAAGCATGCGCTTACCTAACTGGTGGGGTTGGTGGAAGTGCAAACATCACCATCCTTGGTTACATCTACGAGCGATGACCATGTACGCTGTAACGATCCTATCTAACGGATGCACCAGCTGGCGAGCGATCATCTCGAGCGCTGACATGCTGCCCGGCGAAGTGCTGTCTGTCGATGTTCCTTCGCCCACGATGGCCGATGCCGCTGCGGCGCTCATGCAGGACGTTCAGGCGTGGCTCGACGTGACCGCCAGCCAAAATGGTTACGACTCCATCGCTTCGTGCATATCCTATAAGGACAGCGCTGTTTCGCAGTGGGCATCCGATGCCACCTCTGCGATTGCTTGGCGCGATGCAGTATGGCAGGCCTGTTTTCAGTGGAAGCAGTCGGCCAGTGCCAATCCTCCACCCATTTTCCCGACTTCCGCACAAGTCATATCGCAATTGCCGCAGCCGTCTACATTCGGATGGATAACTCACACACCAGGGTCGACATCATGATGATAACTACCGACACGCAGATTTTCTCCCAGGCCGAGGACCTCTTTAATTGGGCGTTTCGAGCCGGCGTGCTGGCGCTAATCATCTATGTGTGGCGAAATGAGGCACGCCAGTATAAACAGGACATCGAGGCACGCGAGCTGGAGACGCGAATCAAGGATTCCATGACCAATGTTCGCGAGTTCCGAGAGCTTCAAGTGACCGTTCACAAGATCGACCGACTGATTGTTCGCATCGCGGATAAGATGAATATCCCTACGAAGGAGTACGACTAATGGACCAGATACTCGAAGCGCTACGGGAAGAGATGGGAAAGCTGGAAGACACACTTGAGAAACTCCAAGCTAGCTCACCGGTCAGCAGCAACTCGACCATCAGCATCGTCGGTGGAACGGGCATTAATATCGCCGTAGGATGTTGTGTGGTGACCTTCATTCTTGCCCTGTTCGTATGCATAAATCTGAATGGAAAAGTCGATAGTCAGGACGCCTCAATCACCGAGCAAAATCACAAGATCGAGCGCATGCAGGACTACCTTAATGCGATCTACTCGATCGCTCCGCAACTTAAGCCAAAGGAGAAAAACCCATGATTCTCGATGACAGCACCATCATCATCATCACGCCACATCCGACGCCCAATGGTGCTTCTATCGAAGCAAGCTCTTCGACGTCAAGGATTGTTGTCAAAGGCGCGTCGATGACAAATGCCGAGGTTGCCTCACAGCTTCGCGCGGCTGCTAACGAACTGGACTCGCCAGCATGAAGCTCATCGACAATGCCGGCATCCTATGGCACCGACTCTGGTCGGTTCGCCTTTCCGTGCTGACCACCCTTTATACGTCCGCTGCGGGTGCGTGGCTCGTATTGCCTGTCGATTGGAAGCCGGTTCTATCGCATGTTGAGCAAATGATCCTGGCTGGCGTCGGCATGCTACTGCCGGCACTATCGTCGATCGCTCCCGTGATCAAACAGCCGAAGGTTGACGAGATCAAAGCGGGTCTTGCCATGGTGCCACCCGGAGCATCTTCAGTCGTGCTACCGGACGGTACAGTTCGAGCGGCCGATCCTGGTAACAACTCGGAGCATGCGTGATGGCTATCGCTGATCGACTCTTAAAGGCAGAAGCCCTTCGACTGACCGTCTATGACGACGCTACAGGAAAATCCATACAGCCCGGTAGTCACGTCATCGGAAATCCCACTATCGGCATAGGAACGCTCATTTGCGCTCCTGGAGGCATCACAGCGGATGAGGCGCAGTTTCTCCTAAATAACCGTATCGAGATCGCTGCGGACGCCACGGAAGCCATCGTCGGTGCGTCATTCAGGGCCGCTGACCCTACTAGATTCGATGTGCTGACGGAAATGGCATTTCAGATGGGAGGTTCTGGTCTAGCCAAGTTCGCCAACATGCTGCAGTCCGTTAAGGAGAGCCGATGGAACGATGCGGCAAACGACATGCTTGAATCGACATGGGCCACGCAGACTCCTGTGCGTGCGCAGACACTAGCGAAGATCATGCGGAGTGGGCGGTAATGACCGTTCTAGCTTTGCTGTGGGCAAAAGTGTGGAAGTACATAGTCGCCCTCGGGGTGCTGTTGGCCGCGGTTGCTGCCGTCTTCCTCAAGGGCCGGTCCGCTGGAAAGAAGGCCGACGAGGCGAAGGTAGAAAACGCCGTTGTACAGACCGAAGTCGCTCAAGCCAATACTGCGCAAGTGGAGTCACGCCATGAAACCGATGTCATCGTACAGAATCTTCCTGAAGCTCCCGCGCAGACAGTGGCAACTGCGGATCCATCGACTGCTGCTGGCAAGCTTCGTGATGATGGCTTTACTCGCGACTGAGGGGTGTACACCCAAGCTTGTCGCGGTGAAGTCAGATCCCTGCGCCGGCTGGTCTACCATCTATGTGAGCAACGCGGACGTGCTAACGGATGGAACCGCAAAGGCCATCCTTTCGCATGACCTTCACGGCGTACAGGTAGGCTGCTGGAAGTCACCCACGAAGGCAAAAAGGCCATGAGCATCTTCGCCATCCTAATCGTCGTTGCGCTGATCCTGGCCGTACTGGCTTCCTTCGGCGTTCCCTTCAAGATCGGCCTGTTCCCGCTCGCCTTCGCGTTCTTCTTGCTGGCGATCCTGATCGGCGGCATGCACGCTATTGGGTGATGGCGGTCATTCGTTTGTC